GTGAAAACGCCAACGTACAAGGTAGTCGGCGCAGTATATGAAGTCCCACCAAATACATGATTGAGAACCTTGTCCTCAAGGTAGTCTGAAAAGCTCATCCTAATCCCCTAACTTTTAGCTGTAAGCCCGTGCCGGATTGCGAGGCACTGGCTCCACTTTCATTTACGCGAGCCAACGCTGCGCTATACAACTGCGCCCATGTTGCCGCTCTTTGGTCATCTTTAATGTACGGCGCTGCATGAAGAAGCGCACCATACAAATAAACATCTGGGTGGCTTAGTAGCAACCAGTTGTCTGCATTGCTTCCGCTCAATGCAGGTATCTTCTGGTAATACAAAAGCTCTACCTCGTATGCGCCGTCAGCGGTCGGAAAGACCTCAAATCCGCGCTCCGCATGACGGTAATATCTTGGCTCGCCGGTGGTGTTCTCAACACCCTGACGCTTATCTGCCATTGCCGCAGCAGATAACAGTTGCAAATTTCTGGTTCCGCCAGAAGTAATATGCAGGCGTATCGTCTCTACCCAATCACTAGGACGCTGCAGGTACTGCCCATCAACTTCAGCAGTAGCCCGATTTTCCATTTCAAAATGGCGGATATCACGACTCATTTGAGCCTCAGCCATCTCAATAAACTGAGGTATTATATCATCCAAGTCGGGTCTATCTAACCAATCAGAAATCGCAAACTTCAGCCCGGTATAGGTATCAAGAGACGTATTTGTGTTCGGCCTTCTAACCTCCAACAAGGCAGCGTCATACTTCGCCTGCCATAACGGAATGCGCTCATCATTGCCGATATACGGAATAGCCTCAACAAGCGACCCAAATAGGTATACATCTGGGTGGTTGGTAAGCATCCAGTTGGTGGTTTCTACTGCCGTCAGCGGTGTAATGTCGCGTACCCGCCGCTTAATTCTAGCCTCAGCTAACTGAATAAAGTCAGGAATAGCATCGTCTAGGTCATACCGCTCTAGCCAATCCGCTATCGCCGCCTTGAGTCCGTCATAGTCATCCAGATTGACACCAGACTTAGGCTTGCGGATCTTGCCAACCTCAGCCTCGTATAGCGTCCTCCAGACCTGTAACCGATCATCTTGCCCAAGATACGGCGAAGCCTCAGAGAGAGATGCGTAAAGATACAGATCAGGGTGATTCGTCAGGATCCAGTTGGTGGCGTTGCTTGCCGAGAGCGCCGTTATCCCATCAAATTTGCGAAACAGCTTGGCCTCACCTAGCTTAATCAACTGCGGCACAACGCCATCAAGGTCTGCCCGGGCAAGCCAATCTCCGACAGCCAGCTTCAAGCCGTCATAATCATCAAAATCCGCGTTCCCTACCGTACCCCGCAACGTACCTACAGCGGCTGCATATAGCTGCGCCCATACGTTTACACGCTCGTCTTCAACAAGGTACGGAGACGCCTCCAATAGCGCGCCATAGAGATAAACGTCGGGATAGCTGGTAAGTATCCAGTTGTTGGCATTTGACGCTGAAAGCGGGCTGAAGTCCTTGTAGCGCCGCTTTAGCTTCGCCTCGGTCAAAGAGATGAAGTCTGGTATGGCGGCGGTTAGGTCGCTACGGTTTAAGTAGTCAGCAATCGACGCTTTTAGCTCGGTATAGGTGGACAGTGCCATTTACTTTTTCTTCCGCTTCTTGGCAGTCTTAGCCGACTGCTTGAATGCCTTAGCCGTAGGCGCGCCCTTGGCTCCGGGCTTCCGCATCTTTTCTTTTGACCCTTCCTTGATGCGCTTGCGCTTGGCGTGAATGTTTGCGTATAGACCTTTACTTGCCACGCTTTTTACCTTTCTTTTTACCCTTGTGATACGGCATTACTTCCAAGTCTCCCGCGCTTTGCGCTTTGATTTTTGGCTTAGATCGCCATAGTGGTACAGCCGCTTGCTGTTTTTGCCGTGAGTCGCGCCAGAGTGCAGCGACCCGTCCGGCATCTTGTGATAACCGCCCTTATGCTCCTTGCCGTCGCTAAAGTAATGCTTGACGCCCATCCCCATTACTTCTTCCTCGACTTAGTACCAGAACATTTCCACCGCTTACGAGACAGCCGCAGCGGTGAGTTTGGATCTTTTGCAGCCTTTGGGTGGCTCTTCATCTGACCAGCCGATCTGGCGCAGTATGAGTCGCCCTTCTTTGTCCCGGGCTTCACGCTTGCACCCTTCTGCCCGTAGCTGACCTTCTTGCCAGATGCGGTCTTTTTAACTTTTGCCTTGCCCTTTGCTGGTGTAGCCATATTATACCTCAGCGTCTATACTGAAGGGATGAATGAATCAACACTCTCACAGAATGCACGAGATTGGATAGAGGCCATCTCTGTCAGCCCGCGCGATTGGGATAACGGCGTACTTGAAGCCATGCTGAACCACGACTGCGTAGCTGATGAAGAGAAGGCGTACATATTACGGCGTTATCGCTCCCTTCTTGATCAGTGCATCTAGCGTAGCTTGGTCAAACTGACCAATCAGACCAGCCTGCATAGCCTTACCTACTGGCGATGGCCTTGTGAACGCACCGAGGTCATGACCCCTTCGCAGCATCTCTTCAACAAACGGCTGCTTAGATGCCCTGAAAAGCGGGTTTAAATCTTCCAGTAAGTTGATATCCCCGCCAAATTGACCAAGATACTGGCCCATGATGTCGGTGTTATATGACGGGTGGCGGCCTGCTTGCGGGGCGATGGTCAGATCCATAACGCCCGCCTGCCTTAGATTACCAACTCGCGGGTTCATTTGTTCGGCATCGACAATCGCAGCCCTAGCTTGTGACAAGCTGATACCTGCCTCATCTCGGAACTCATCAATAGCCTTAGTGACAGCCTTGCGATCTCCGCCAGCGTTTGCCAGCCACTCAGCGGCCTTGGGACTATCTAGACCGGGCCAATCCGGTTGCGGCTTCTTCTCGTTTTGCTTATTGCCTGCGCCTTCCCTTATTCTCTTGTCGAGGGACTTCTTCTGCGCCTTTGTCATGTTCTGGCGAGCCACCGGAACCATTATGTCCGCAGTCATTGTGGCAAAATCTGTGCTTGCCCCCGCCATCCCGTATGGAATGTATATTGGCGACCTAGAGACACCGGGCAGCTCCATAGTGGACTTTCCTCCGCTTACCAGACCAGACACCACGTCTTTGTCAGATGCCCACAAGATGCCCCTCTCGGCATTATACGGCTGCCTCATGTAGTCCTGACCGCCAAACCGGACAACATCTACCGGCTGCCCGTTTATCATAACAATGCGCGACAGATCGCCTCGGCTGGTGTCTGACATACCAGAGACAAAACCTCGACCCTCAAGGTCAGCTGCGCTAATCCTTTGTGATGGGAGCAGCGTTACTCCGGGTTCTACATCTAGCGTCATGGCGTTGACCTCATCAACGTCACCAACACGCTGCAACAGCCCAGTATCCCTTGTTACGGGTGGCGCTTTCTCGGTTATGCCCATTGCGCTGTTAAATAACCCACGCCCAGCAGGGAACAGCCCCGCAGCAGCACCTAGCAGCCCCAACCCTACGCCTAGTGCGTCATCATTACGGTATGCGTCATAAGTCTCTGATATGCCCTTAGCGGCACCCACAAAGGGCAAGAAGTCCATTCCCATTGAAATGTACTCTGCTACATCTCGGGCATCTTCTGTGCCACCCATAGCGTCTGTGAGGGCGTCAACCATCTTGTCGGTGAGTCCCTCATATCCGCCTTCTTGCTTGTCTGCCGTCGCGTTAGCAGCGCCGACCGCAGTATTAGCAACAGCACCCAGAAGGGATGGCCCGCCGCTAGAGCCTTCCGACAGCCCAAGAATGTTTGGGCCAGTGTAGTCAGGATCAAATGCAGCGGAGAAATAGGATCGGATGTCGCGGGGGTCAAATGTCACCCTGTCAGTGCCTGACTCAAGCCCTGTGATACCCTCTTCCCGTAAAGCCGGATAGATTGAAGGCAGATCACTTATTCTTGTTGATGGATACCTATCAGCAACGTCACTGAGGTGGTCAACACCGCCTCGCAGCATAATCGGTATGACATTCTCACCGCCTCGCAAAGTGCCTTGCCCGCCCTGCGGATAACCTGACGCAACGGATGGGTTTGATGAGCTATAGATGCCCGGGCCTTGCACACCTTCAGTGCTAGGCTGGAACTCTAGTATATCCGCCCGGGTGCCGTGATAGTGCTTGGCATTGAACCCCTGATCGGCAGCGCGAGACATACGGCTGGCAGTGTCCATCGGCAGCTCACCAGAAGCTATCTTCCGCGCCGTCTCTTCTGGATAGCCAGCCCTAACGAGGGTGGCAAAAGCGTCTAGTAATCCCATCCCCCATTATACCATCAAGCAATGCCGCGTAGGTTACGGCGGATAGGATCACCCCAGTTGGATGTTTTCTTGTATCCCACCGCGAGATATCTAAATGCGTCTGCTGAGTGACTAGACCAATCGTGCGATGGCCTGCCCTTCCACACCCTGTTGTTATCATCATACTCTCGGTGATATGCCCGCAACGCATCAACACCGTGGGCGCACTTCTCAGCATCAAACCAGCACGTTGCCAACAGCGACCGTGACGCCTGTATACCATCGTCTACGTTCAACTGCGGGGCTATCTGAATGTTGTTCAGCCCGAGAGACTGCAGCGTCTCTAGCCGCGACTTGCCCGACCCTAGCTCCCTCACCCTAACGTCATGCGGCAGGATATGTTGATCGTATATGTAGCCCTTCTGCTGCAACACCCTAACGTAATGATCTAGGCCGACGCCGGACGCCTCATAGTGGTCGATCAGGCGTGTCTCAGGGCCAATCATCTGGGCAAACCAGATTGCCGTTGTATCGCCTATCCCCAAGTCCCATGCGGTGATAACCGGCGAGACGGTCTCATACGGCACAGCGGTGATCCTTCCCTGAGCGTTAGCGTCACGCATCTCCAGCGAGTAATACGCACCCTCATGGTGGGTTAGGAACGCGCCTTCCCAGATATGATCGTAGTTGTCTGGGCGCTTTTCAAAGTCATTGCGCCGGACTAGATCCAGCACCTTGGGGAAGTACGGATTGTCACGCCAGTTGATTTCTACGATCTTGCTGCTCTCTGGCGGGTCTTGCCGGAACCGCTTATGCGTAGCGGATAGGTTACTCTCCGGGTTCCACGATACCCATAGCTCAGAGCCTTCCTCGCGTATTGTGGGGTCTAGTTTATCCCACGCTACAGAAGATACTGTTTCTGCCTCATCGACCCAGCAAAGAAGAATGCGAGCCTTAGACTTGATGCTGTCTAGGTTCCTACGCAATCCCGCAAAGGTGAACTCAATGTTGCCGTCCCGGGAGCGGATGTATCGCTCGCCAACCTCATAATACTCTGCCAGCCAATCGTAGGTCTTAATAGCCCCGGCAATCTCCTCAAACGAGCTATCAGAAAGGCTGTTCATGAACTCCCGGGCGCATAGTATCTGCCCAGAACGCCCCTCTTGGCCCCACATATAGCCCCTGACACAAGCCATGATTGCAAATGATCGGCTTTTGCCTGAGCCACGGCCTCCGTAAGCGCAGCGATAGCGCGCTTCACCACTGAATAATTCTATCAGCTTCGGAGGTAGCTCAATCGTCGCTATATTGGTCATCTGGCAGCCGGGGGATCAGTTCAATTACCGTGGGCGACATACTGCCGTCACTGGTGGTTAGATCAATCTCGGTGGCCTTCAGCTTAGGCTCAGTGTACGCAGCGATCTTATCCCATGCGTCAATACTGGCCTTGATGTCTGCGGTATCGCCCGTCTCTGCTCGCTCATGCAGCCTGACGGCCTGCTCTGCCATACGCATAATCGGGTGGAAGTCATCCCCATACATATCCTGCAGCCTGTTTAACAGGAACCGCTTGTTACGATTTGGAATGCCCTTTCTGCTGTTCACTCTTCAATCAACTCGCTGATATCTAGCATAAAATCTGACCGCTCTGGGTGCGGGGGACTAGCTGCCCACCACTCACCTACGGCGCTACCGCAATGTATCTCGCCATCCTGTATATCCTTTTCATCCATAGGATAGCTTTCTACCGATCCATCTGAAAATGCAACGAGATAGGTTCCCTCAGCGTCTGGCATCTCGCCGAAAGCCACCGGATACCATTGTATCAACAGCAACAGTTGCATCAAAATCCCCAATTTGTGACGCAGACGACCAGATACTACTCTCTATGAAATAATGGCCCCTTTCATATCTGATCTATAAACGATGCTGCGCCTCACCGCCGGAGGGAGGGGCCGGAGTAAAGCCGACAAATCCCACCTATGGGTTGGATAACTTCGTCTCTATATTATCGCCTATTGGCGACCTTCTTTAAAGCGGCAGGGCAACGCACAATCTCCAGCGGAGGCTCATCCGTTCCCCTCAACGGTCTAACAGACAAATCCCACATGATTGCCATATCCTCACCCCAACGCTCAGCCATCTGCGTTGCAGCCTGCAGCGCGATACGGGTATCTTCGTCATCCCACGGTGAAACATAGCTCATTGACAGTCAGCTTCCTTGTAGTCAGGCCATGCGCCATTGGATACGTTCTCGCAGTAAACCTCTTGCGCCATTACAGCCTCCTCATAATCACCATCGCCTGCATAGCCAAAGCCAACAACAAAGACTATTGAAGCCAATAGCCAGACTATATGCTCAGGAAGATCCCTCATTAAATCCATTATCGCTTTCATCTTGCCCTCCGTCGGACGTTTTACATATTAAATCCCGGTACTCCCGGGCCGCTTCTTTATGATGCAGCGACTCACTGATGAACTCAAACTGCTTGCCCATCAGGTAGCGCAGCCGCATTACCTCAACCGCCAGAGACATCTGCTCGCTTGGCAGAAGTGACTTCCAATGAAACTTGCCGCTAATAAACGTCTCTAAACGATCATCGCTTACCGGGTCAGTCGAATGGGATGCCATGCTGCTCTATCCACCTCTTATCTTTGTACTCTGGTGACTCTTGTAGTGTACGAAATTCTTGCACCAAGTCACGCATTAAATGCTCATCATCCTCTAGCCGGGTGATAAGCGAAAAGCATAGGGCGCGGTACGCTTTATACTTTGCCCTATAGTGTTCTGCTTCAGTCATGAGGCAAGGGCCGCTTACGCGGCCTCTCCGGTTTGCTGTAGGGTGAGCAGCCTATTAAACAGAGTGTGGCACTCGTTGGCCCGCGCATTGCACCTCTTCGCAGCAGCGATCCACTCGTCACGCGAAAGTGGCTCTTCCGCTGCCGTAGCCGTTGCCGTGGCGCGGTGGTCGTCTGCAAGCGCGTCATAACCAAGCTCTGCATAAAAGGCTAACCGCTTGATTGCAACGATCTGACCTTCGTTTAAATTACTTAAATCCATGTTGCCGATAATGTGTGCGTTGCTCATATTTATACCCTCCAAGGTATGGGCCGCTTACGCGGCCTCGTTTACAATAAATTTCAATTTTTTCTCGCACTTTTTGCAGATTTTCTCGGGGTAACTTTTCCTAATTTCAAAAAACCAATTGATATCATCCGCGCTGTGAGTGGTGCCGCACATGGTCAGATTGCTGTCATAACGCTTGTCACCGATCATCATTTTTGCTCTGCGGAGTTTTACTTTGCCCTCAACATTTCTAGCAAGGTAGTGCGCGAGGTGGATTTTTTCGCCAGCGTTTAATCTGTTAGTCATATCCATACCCTCCAAGGTATGGGCCGCTTACGCGGCCTTCTCATCTTTGACAATAACGTACGCCTTGTTGCGGTCGTTCATGTCCTTCTCATGCCACTTCCAATCAGCTATCACAGTCGCATCTTCGCGCCGCTATCTCTCCTTTAGCCGAATTCTGCCATTACTTGATTCATCATTACGCGCATCTCTTCCTGATAATCTTGATGGCGAGAGAAGAAGTCTTCTGAGATACGACCGGCATCTATCAGCGCGCAGATTTGCTCTTCCGTTGCGTAGTACAGTGCTGACCACTCGCCTGCGTTTAAGTCTTCCGCTATAACATTGAGTGTTACTGGCTTGCCGCTTTCAATTCGCTTTTCTGTCATGCTCATTTTTATGCCCTCCGAGGCGTGTTGTGTCTGACAACAAGACAGATAGTACACTAATCTGTGTGCAGTGCAACCCCTTTTTACTAATTAAATGAAATTAATTTGTAGTCAGGATCTGCCTCTAGCTTCTTAAGTTCCTCCCTATAGTGCTTGGCTATCTCTCGCCGCAGCGCCTCGTTAGTCTTCATATGACCCCGCGCCTTCTCACGCAATATCGCCATATGTCCCTCACCCAGCGTTTGCTCTAGCCAATCATGGAAAGCTACTGGGTTCTCCGTGAAGTAGCGGTGGCTGGCATGGGTCAACGTTACCGCGTTGTCTAGGCTCCACCGCAAGACCTTAGATCGCCTGCCGTAAATATGGGCGCATTCCAAGGCATCTTCTCGACCAGTATGCAGGCACTTACCGTCCCTCGCCCTTACAGCCTTGCTGAACCAGATATCGGCAGCGTCCCTTTTGATCGCCATCAGTGAAGCTCCGTACTGTGGTCAACTATGTACTCTAGCTCGCCCTCTAGCTCCTCTAGCTCACAGCACAAACAGGTCAGCCAGACCTTAATGAAGTCGCTCAATGGCACATCAACCGTTATGCCCTCCGTAAAGGTGTCGGTGTAAACATCTGTCAACGATGAGTCGGATCGGTTTGGCATGGCTGCGCTGATGGTGGAGGTCAGTATCGCAATGTCTCCATTGCCCATTGGCATTTTTATCACTGGAATCATACGCGCGGCCTCACGGTTATTCTGGCGACCTCCCCATCAGTCTTGTGGTAAGTAATAACCTTAGCGCCACGCTGAGACACCCAGCCGCCTCTCGCTGCGTATGCGTCCCGACCCGCAAGCGTGGGATGCTGCTCTGCGATTGCGCCACCATCCTCAACAACCCTTTCATGGTGATAGTGTCCAGAGTGTATGTAGCAATGTGTGCTGGCTCCCCACATCTCGCGGAATCGTGGCTCACTGGCAAATAGCTTGTGCAACAGGGCCAGCTTCACCTTATGACCATGATGAAATCCCAGCATCGTTTTTCCATGAAGATAAGCGTAATAGGGGAAGTCATTATCAATCATCTGCAACCTGTCTTCATCCGCAAACAAGTGCTTTATGTGCTTCCGTAGCCAGATGCTTCCAGAAATATCATGATTGCCTTCCGCTGAAACGACGATTACTTTATCGAATCGCCGCAGCATCATCGTCACTGCCTCAGTCATGACCGACATCGCAAGCTCAACCAGCTTGCCGTACCGAGTGTCTGCGTCAAGGATATGACCGGACTGTGGCGTTACGCTCAGTATTCCATCCCAGTGCAAGAAGTCCCCGAGCTGGCATAGCAGGCCAGTGCCTGACTTTGGCGAGGCTTTAATCATATCGCTTATTGAGTTGAGGAAAACATCCCGGGCGATGTGGATATCCCAATCGTCCCCGGTTTCAGCCTCATAGGCATACATACCCAAATGAAAATCAGTGATCGTTAAGAGCGTCAACAAATCGTCATCCGAATTTTTCGGTGCCGGTGCTGGCTTGAACCTAGTCAGCCCCTCCTGTGCAGACTCAATCCGCTCTACCAGTATCTCAAACTGTCTTTTCTCATCAGTCTGAGACTTAACCCATTGCCGGACAGGGTTTCCAACATCATCATAGAATGTAGATACGCCCTTAATTTTATGACCATCGGGAACCGCATGATTCCACCCGTGATCTGGGCTGTACCCTCTTTTTGCTGCCCTGTCTTGTACCGCCCTCAAATGGTCGCTAACAGTACCCTTACTGCAGCCCAGCAAATTGGCGGCCCCTCTGTAAGAAAGCCCTTGAACTTTAACCAGATCGACAACTTGCCGCTGTTTATCGGTCGCGCAAAATTCCAATAGCGGATGATCCACTCTATCCCCCTTTGAGCTTCATATACTCCGAGTCTTGGGGACAAGATAAAAATAAGCCATGATCCATAGCCCACTCGTTTACCTTGTCCATGAAGTCCATCATCTCCCCACGATCTAATCCGCTCGTTTCCCGCACCTGCCCCGGGATGACGGTGTTGTTTATCTTCCTGTCCTCCGTTCCTAATATCTTGTATTTTATCAGTTCTTTCATCCTTTCTTCAGTGATATCCGCACCCCTTTCTTTGAAGTGGTCAGACATCTCCCGACACCAAACGTGAAACAGCGCGTTTTGAGACAAGGATCTTTTTGGGCTATATCGCTTGACCTTCCACTCAACGGGATACTCCCAATTCCACTCACTCTCCAGATACTTCTGGAAGAACTCAATGCGCTGGCGCAACTGCATCTTGTCTTTAACCAGCCAAAACTCACTCATGCAAACCTCCGCGTTGCAATAAACTCCATCAAATCACCAATGCCAGACAGCTTCTCCCTTGGTATAAAATACCCCTCCCCCTTCCCCAGATCTCGGCGCTCTACAACCTGACAGGCTTTCTCTTTGCTAATGCAGCCGGCGATATCGTAGCGGTCATCTGAGTCCGTCTTGCAGACCAGCACCGCAGCGTCCCACGCAAATTTTTCATGATTAGTAAATAACAAGTTCCCTTTCCTTGTGAACGTCCCCTTCACCTGTATGCAAAGCTCGCTCTCACCGGCGTCAACAAATATATCGTTACCAGAATCAATCCCTAGCGCACTGGCATTGAAGTCAACCCCAAGAACCTTAGACACAACTATCTCAGAGCAAATACCAAGCAGGTCAAGATCCTGATCGCTTCGGGTAATATCAACCTTTTTGTTTTCAACACCACTGGCCCGGGCAAGCTGCCATCGTAATCGTGAAGCCTGTTCCGCAACAGCTAACTCAGACCGCTTCAGCCTCACCTGCACCGTTTCGACTCCCGCTCAATCAAAATGTCAATGTAGTGCCGCGCCTTCTCAAGATCCTGTATGCCGCCCTTTGTCTTCCACCGGGACACATACTTGACCACCGCGTGTTCACATACGCCTAGACCATTTTCTAGCGCGTACTCCAGAGGCTGAATCTTCATTGTCTTGTAGTGACTGCCGCCGACTTGCTCAGATTCCCATTTCATCTTTGCCTCCTTGGTATATCAACCCTGATGTTGTTCGCCCCATCTGACCGCTTGAAGGTCTGCCCCGGGCCGTCAAATAACGCCAGCGTTCCCTCCCAGTTATGGTGTCGCTGCTTCGCCACGATAAGCCGCTGGTCAACCCCCTCCGCAATTTGCAGAGCCTCTTTTTCGGTCAAAGAAAAGCCGTCTTCCATCTTGCGCTTTGCTGTAGCCCTGATCTTGTTGTGCCATGTAATGCACAGCAGATGCGCCTGATCGGTGATAGTGCTGCCACCCCTAACGTCAAAGCGGGTTGGCACATACTCATCACCGCCCTGTTGCGGCTTTCTCACATGGTGGACAACAGCAATGTGGATCTTCAGAGCCTCGGCCAAAGAAATTAACTGATTGAAAAACAGCCTCTCCCTCTCGGAGTCATCTGTCACCCCCATGAATTGCAGATTATCCAGCGCCACCAGCTTTACCCCACGCTTTGCCATCGCCGAAACGCAACCCAGCGCCTGTAGTGGCGTCACAGAACCTAAAGCCCTGTACCACCAGATCCTGCCACGGCTCCACTCAATAAAGTCCTCTGCGAACTCCCGGGCAACAACGTCAACCGCCGCCGCCTGCTTGCACATCATCTTTGCGGTGTCTTGTAGGCGCATCTCAAACGAAGCCAAGCCCACCGGGTGGTGCTGTGCTGCATGAACTAGGATCTGACTAAGCAGTGTCGTTTTCTTATGCCCATTGATCCCAGCCCAAACAGACACCTCACCATCTCGGAGTCGCAATTTGTCGTCAGTGTTGGGCCAAGGTAATGGCGTACCATAGGATTCCGTCTTGACGCTAATGCTATCAAGGAAGTCGTCCTTAAATGCGTCAATACCAACAACGTCAAGCTCCTCAACCTGCGCGTAAATCTCCTGCAAGTCCTTGTCCGTAAAGTCCTCAACCTCCCTCCGTGGGATTCTATTCATACCATGTACTCCGAATTTGCTTTGCCTCGTTGACGCTTCTTCTCGCTGGCATTCCAGTTGCCTAGAGCGTGAGGCCAACTCACCATCTTGTTCTTCCCAACATACCAATCCTTCGACGCATAGAAATTAACGAACCTCTCCGGGTCTACAAACAGGTATCCACTAGCCTTGCATTTCTCTTCAACCTCCTGCACTGACGGCGGGACAAATCGACTAGATTTGGCCCCTTTCTTTTCTATTCTATTCTTATCTAATCTATTCTTGCATGACTCCATCATGATAGGGTCATGACTTTTGGTAGAGTCTTCTTCACCAAAGTCCCGCAACCTACTGATTAGCTTACGCATATCAGGGTTGCTTGTCATTGATGAGTCTAGCCTTTTGGCAATTTTAAGGCATGTAATTACACCTAAGTCACTTTCAAAGAGTTGTAAGTCAACCATCCTCGCCATGATCTCGTTTACCTTGGTAATTGAGATCCCGGTGTCATGACTGATTATCTGCGCGTCATGCTCTAGCTCAAAGGTATACTTGTCTGCGCTAACGTCACCAGCTATTAGCTCAATGCAGTACCAGTACAGCCCATATCCCTCCATGCCATAGTCCAGCATCAGCTTCCGCAGCTTTGCGTCCCTATGTGCATCAGTATCGTGCTTTACCCACTTCACCCGTCGCCCCCTTAAATACTTTGTCCACAAACTGGTTTGGCTTGCCGCCGCGCTTTAGTGCTAAGGCGTACCGCGCCTTATCTTCCCGGGACAGCGATTGTCCGGTTTTTTTGGCGTGTTCTGCAAGCTCAACCACAAAGTCCTCCAGAGACTCCGCAGGCGGCCTTCTGGGCGATTTAAAGTGCTGGGTAGTGTCAGGGTATAGGGTATCCCAATCAAGCCCCAGAGACGCCAGAACGTCCAATGCGCCGCAGCCAGCGTAGCAATGGATCAACACCCTGCCGTCATCTTTTTCGGTTATATAAAGTGACGGGCTTAGATCATCATGTGCTGGACAAGTTGCAATCCAGCTACCCTCTTTTGACTTTCGATACTTCTGGACTCGCTCCAAAATATCTCTTGCTGACATAGCCCCCTCCTATAACGGCTCATGGTCATTAAAGAAATCCGGCAACTCTACCTCTAGGGCTGCACAAAAATCCTCCACAACGCTGACCTTGACGGTCTTTGCATTCCTCCAGCGCACAACCTGATTCGGGTGCGCCTCCATAATCCGGGCAAGTGCGCGGGTAGAAACCCCGCGCTGATCTTGCAGCTCCCGGATGCGTTTACCTACATCCATTCTTTTCACCTCAAAACGGGATATCTTCGGAAGACTCAGGCTCCTGCTTTTTATCAGGCTCCCATGTGTCTAATTTCGCATAGCCTTTTCCGGCCTTGCTGACCAACATATCAATGTTTATCCACTCAGAACCTTGGTTGGCCTTCAAATACTCAGCCATCCACTCTCGGAATTGCGCTACGTTGATTGACAGCTTGCCGATAACAAAGTCAGGCTGACCATCACGCTTCTTAGGGTACAACCCCCCGATTAACTCATCCATTTACTATTTCCTTTCTAGCTAAATTAACTTCATCTGAGCGTAGGTACGCTCTCTCTTCGGTGGTAAAAACACCACCCTTGCTTGGAGCGAGATACAGCGCCTCCTTAACCTGATCGCTCTCAATCTCAAGCCACGCCTCTGCGAATGCAAGCGCATCCTTTTCCAGAAACGCAGACTTCATGTAGGACACTGTGTCCCAGTTTTCCCTCACGGCATTATTATGCGCCAAGAGGCGTTCCATCTGAGCATTCACCTGCTCGTCGATGTTCTGCTGTGCGATGGCGTTGGCGACTTCATCTGCACTAGCAAACTCTGTCCCCGCGAAACCACACGCAGCGAGGCTTCTGCCAATTGCTGACGTTTCCGCGTTTTCCATAGCACTTGTCTTGTTGATCTTAGATGCCGACCTTTTCTCCTCTGCATAGCCTGTCCCTCTCACTCGCTGGCAGTCATCTAGCACCAGCGCCTTCATAACAACAGTCTCATCGTCAGCGGATACAAGCTCGGTCACAATAGACCACTCTGGATGTTGCTCCTTGAACTCCGCCACCCTTAACGCAACGGTCTTGTACTCCCGACCGTGAATCTTTACTACTCCGTCTGTCATACCATCGTCCTCCGATCTTGCTCTTGCTCAAACCAATAGCGCGCACCGTACCCGGCGACATACGCCCTGCTCTCTACCGTCGCTGGCTCTCCCTCCTTGCAGTCATGCCAGCCCTGCACAAAATCGCTCACATCGAATAACGGCCTGTTCCTGTAGTATGAATCAACATACTCCTGCAACTCCCGATCTAGCTCAGGCATACATCTCCTCCAACGTCTCAACAACATCATCAGCGTTCAGAATTTTGTGGCTGAACCAAGTGCATTTATGGACGGTGTACTCAACCTCTTCCACCAAAATGCGTTGGCCCCACGCCTCATCCATGTAGCAACCACCATTGATGTCATATTGAGCGTCAATGTCTGAAGGGTCAGCCATCACCCAGCACCCACACTCTTCAACGTCAATGATGCGAGCGCCGTCTACAATCTGCTGATACTCAGAAATAGGCTCGTAATCAATCCATATCGCAATCATCACAACTCCTCCCGAAGAAAGTTACGCAGACGTTGAACATGGTCGAGATCCAGCCTTCTGGCACTTAAAAAGCCATCGAAATACTGCCACTGCTGCGAGGATCGCTCGCGGTCTATGGTTCTTTGGAAGTCGGAATCTTGCTCAATTGATTCCTGAATGATGTCAACGATCTCGGCGACTAACTGCCTCGCTCCGTTGAGCTTTGCCTTGGCGGCATCGTGACTGCTTTCTGGTAATGGGTTCATAACAACCTCCGTAGTGATGAACAACAGAGGTTAGTATACACAGTTTTGTGGATGTGTACAGCTTTGTGTGCGTTATGTGTAGCAAAAAGCTACGGTTAGTATGACCAGATGGTGGGGTTGGGTTTTGTGTAGTCCCAATCAAGGTGGATGAACCTTCCGCTGCCCTTTTGATTAATGCCAATTCTTGGGCAGTCATGCATCATAGCGAGAGCAATAAGCCTGTGCGCGTCTTTGCCTTGCACTCCAATATCAACAGCAAGCCCGGTAGAGTGCGCCCCCGGGCCAGACTCTTTGCGAGCCTCAATAGGATGGTCAGGGCATCTATATCCAGATGTCACCGGCAGAGGAATACCCATCAGTTCGCGCAACACATCCAGCTTGTCGCGCACATCGTCATCAAACTTCAACTGACCGCAGCCACACTGGCAGCGCAATTCATCGTCAGAGAAATAACTCATTTTTCTCTCTGGACGCCCTTGGCTTTTTCATAAGTACGCATTGCGCCAAGCCCGAGCATTCCCATGAGGACAGGCATCATGGTTTGAAGATCAACTAGCGGAACTTCAATATCAGATCCATTAAGGCGAAGAATAAGATTACCGACAGGAGCAACGAGAAAGTTGCAAGCCATCCCCATAACGCAAACCCAGCCAACAGCCGGTCTCCAGCCTGCGACAAAAAGGCTTTTATGCGCGGCTTCTGTTTGGTTAACCGCCAATTGCGCTTTTGAGATTTCATGCGCGTGTCGCTCAGACATTGTGGCGATTTCATGGGCAAGCCTATTGCGTTCGTCGGCGTCAGGAATAAATTTATCTAGCAGGCTAGATACAGGGCCAACCAACAGGTCAATCATGGGGCCACTGCCATTCGGGATCATTGCTTGTCACTACCGCGCAAGAAGTGAGCAACAGCAGGCTGAAT